ACCAAGCTAGTAATTTAGGTAGAATTAAAAGTCTTCCTAAAGAATGAAGTTGATGACATAATTGAATTATAAAAAAATTTAGTATAGATAGCAAAAAAAAATATTTAACAGTATGATTAAATAAAAACAAAAAATGAAAAACTTTTTTAGTACATAGGTTAATATGAATTACATTTATTATAAATAAGAAAAATAAAAAAACAATTAACCATATTGATTGAAATAAAACAGATAATAGAGTAGAAAACTTAGAATGGAATACATATTCAGAAAATCATAAACATGCCTTTAGAATATTATGAAGAAAAAATCCAATGTTTTGAATGTTATGAAAATTAAATAAACAATCTAAAAAAGTAAAACAATATGATTTAGATTGAAATTTTATAAAAGCTTGGGATAGTATATCTGATGCTAATAGATTTTTTAATATTAAGCATAATCACATATCATCTGTTTGTAATTGAAAAAGAAATAAAACACTTTGATTTATTTGGAAATTTATTAACTAATAAATTATTTATGAAATTTACTAATGCTGTAATACTACATAAAAATGGGACACTTATGAAAGTAGCTTGAATAAATGATTGGATTATCCAAAAAAGTTTTATTTGGTATATAAATTATTCTGAGAAAGAGTATTATGTAGAAGTTAGTAGGGGTGTGCATAGTGATTTTTGAAGTATACCTAGGATATTATGGACATTCTTTGATAAAACTAAATATATAACATACTTACTCCATGATAAGCTTTATTATAATAATAAAGCACGGAAATATATAGATAATTGAGTTAAACAATCAAAAGAATTAACTAGAAAAGAATGTGATTTAATACTATTAGAATGACTTAATCTTGAGTGAGCTAAAACTATAGAAAAGATTTGTATTTATTTATGAGTTAGGATTTGATGATGGTGTTGTTTTTTAAAAAAATAATCTTGAAATAAAGACAAAATATTGTATACTAATTATATTACTACTTTATTAAAATATCGTGGAAAAAGAAATTGTAGAACATAAATATGATTGTTCTGAAATAAGAAAAAAGGAAAGGCATGATTTTGTTAAGGATATAATATCTCCAAGATGTATGGTTATGGATTCTAAAGTAGAAAAAAACGAAGATATGATTAATAAAGTAGATAAAAAGACACAATTATTTACTCAAATTACCAAAAGAATGGAAAAAGATATACAAGAAATAAAGGATACATTAAAAGAATTTATAATAGCAGCTGATAAAAAATATGCAACTAAAGAAAGTGTAAACAGAATAGATAAACTACTATGGTGGTTCTGAACTGCGATAGTAATGTGAATGTGAGGGTTTATTTGGCAGTTGATAATCGATGTAATATGAAACTAGTATACCTATATAAAATAATAGTATTAATGATATATACTGCTATATTTTTACAATTATATATTCTTGTTGAATGATGTAGAAAGCATAGTGATAGAGATATAGAAATTATGTCATCAATAAAAAGAATAGCAGACCAATTAGAAATAGATTTATCTGAAACAAATTTATCTGAATAACTTATTAAAAAATGCCTTTAACAAAAGAGAAAAAAGAAAGACTTAAAAAAGCAATACAAAAAAGAAAAGATGCAAAGAAAAAACCTAAACCTAATAGAATTAAAAAATTAAAAAGAAGATTAGCTTAATAACTATTTATTATGACAACCTTTAATCAGAATATAAATAACTTTCGTGCTGACTGTTGCGTTCGGAGTATCCACCAAATACTAAGAAATATGTATGGAATAGACTTCCAAGAACCATTTATAGATAAAATGGTAAACTATTTTTTTATAGCTAAAATATTATTTACTTGATGAGCTGTATTTGAAACTATATACAATAAAGAATGCGAAGTAGTTAATAAAAAACTATGACTTGATATGATAGTTAAAAAAGCAACCATTACAACAAGTATATTTGCTAATCTAACTAAGTCTTGATACTCTTGGGGGTTATGGTTAAAGAATTGAAATTCAGAGTATTTAAATGCTATTAAAAAAGGTTATTTAAATAAAGAAGATATAGATAAAATATCAGAACAATGAGGTTGATTCCAACATAATAATGTTTATTCTAGTGAATGATTAGATGAAATATATACATGACAAAGAATATGAATGAGTTATGATGTACTTACATATGCAGTAAATAAAAAAGTATTCTGAACACATGCTAGAAGTTTTAAATGATGAGATACTTTTACTAGAGAGGTATGAGAATTACTTAAAATATGGAAGATAGACAAACATTATAATCCTATACTAGATAATAAGTTTAGTAAAGAAGTAATGGATAAGGCTTGAGATGTACTTCTTATATATGAATATAAAACTGATGATTGAAGTAAAAGAATATATAATTAAAAACTATGAAAGAATTTACAGAGGAAATACTTGAAAGACTTATAAATAAACAGTTTGAAATAAATTGAATTAATAATACATATAAGAATCTAAAAGAAAAACAAGAAATAGAATGAGAATCTTGGTTTTCTTATTATACAACAACTAAAGAAAAAGAATTAGAATTTATAAAGTATCTTAGAAAAGAACTAAAACCATTTATTCATAAAGTAAGATTAGAAAAAGAGGTTAATAGATTTATTCTTAACCGGTGATTAAGAGTTGCAAAAAATAAATAAATTATTATAATGGTCTTATAAATGTTTGCATCTCCGACAGCAAGTGTTTATCACTTTATATAAAAGCTATTAGATGTCGGAGTCTAGTAGTTTTTTGATTTTTAAAATTATGAATGCATTAATAATTGGGGCAAGTTGAGATTTAACATATGTAGAAGATTTTGATAGATACTATGTAACAAAGGATTGAAATGTATACTCAACTGGATTTACAAGTAGGGTAGGTAATTTTATAAAAAGGATTTTGAAATTAACTCCAGCAATAGATAAGGACTGATATAAGGTTGTTTGTTTATATAAGAGTAGGTGGGATAAAAAAAACTTTAAAGTAAGTAGATTAATAGCATTAGCTTTTATAGATAACCCTAAAAATAAACCTGATGTGAACCATATAGATTGAAATAAGTTAAATAATAATGTAAATAATCTAGAATGGTGTACTAAATCTGAGAATATGTTACACTCTTATCATAAGCTTTGAAATAAAACACCGAACCATTGGGCTTGAAAGAAAAATCCTAATCTGAGAAAAAAAGTTTTTCAGTATACAAAAGATATGAACTTAATTAAAATTTGGGATTGCCAAAAAGATGTATTTAAAAATTGAAATTTTAGTAGGTCTTGATTGGACAATATATTGAATTGAAAAACAAAATTATATAAAGGTTTCATTTTTTTAAGAGAAAACAGTAAAGGCATATAATAAGGAAGTCTGGCTTGAGTCATATAATTTAAATTTTTAAATTATAAAAAACTATGCCAAATATTTGACTTAATTAACATTAATATGTTATTATTATCTTGCTAGCAAAAAACTTTATATTTTAATTACCACATTATGGAAAAATTATATTCTATACAATACAAGAAAAGTAAAATGCTTTTCACAAAAAAAGAGTTCAATAATCTTAAAAAAGAATTTATACAATTATGAATAAATTAAAAAAAGCCTTTTTAAATTATAAAGGTAAAGAAAGTGAATTAGAAAAAATAAATACAATTTTACAAAATAAAAACAAAACTATGAAAACTATATACACACAATCTATAAACTGATATAAATATATTTCAGTATGAAAGGATATAAATGCAAAATCTAGGAAAAAGGCTAAAAGAGAACAATTAATACAAAACTTTAAAACAAGACTAACTCAAGTATTAATAATAGTAGGTTTAACATCATTAATTGCTCTTGTGGTCCACTTGAACTATAATTATAATGTCATTGATACTGTAAATGCAAATGAACTATCTACAGACAATTTATGTCAAAATCTATATATGAGATGAGATAAAGAATTATTAGAAGAAAATAATTGTGATATAAATGCTATATCAGATATAGTAGATTGAGTAAAAAAAGGTAAAGATATAATTAATGAAAAACAAGGTTATTACTCAGAAATACAATGGGGTAGATATAAACAACCTGTAAGAGTATATGATACCCAAGTAAATGAAATGATTAAAAGATGATATTCATTAACTAGAGTTATTGACCTTGTAACTATTCTAACTATGGAATGTAATAGATACGACTGAAAGTGTAGAAACACAAGTGATATATGATTTTTTCAGATTAATAGAATAGCACATAAACAGGCTTATTTAGAAAGTGATAGATTATTTTATAATAGTGCTGAGTTGTTTAAATATCAACTTACTTATGCAAATGATAAAATAGTACAAGACTTAGAAGATAGATTTTGTGGTTGGCAATATGCTAAAACTAATCAAGTTAGATTTATGTGTATAGCTAAAAATTACAATGGTAATGTAAAAATTGCTAGTAATTGACTAGAAATGAGAGAAAACTATATGTTACTAGCTCGGTACAAAAGAGAGTTAATAGCTAGATATATAGTAGATAATTATCCTTTACTTACTAATGATTAAATTATGAAAACTTTTAAAATAATTATATTTTATATACTTTCTATACCAATGCTGATGTTATTTTTTATATATGTAATATTATTATATATATTATCATCAATGCCAATTTTCTGGGGAGTATTAACAAAATGAACTACATTTAAACAAGAATATAAAGAAATGGAAGAAATATTTTTACCTAAGATTGATAATTAAATAAACTATGAACAAAAAACTAATAGAAAAATGAATTAAATGAAGTATAGATAAACAACTGAAAGTATTTAATAAAACTTTCTTAACTAGATTTATATTTATTTTACTTATATCATATATTAAAATATTTAAACCTAAAAAGTAAACTTGTAAAATCTAAATAAATTCATATAGTTAAATAGCTAAGAAATTAGTGAAATAAAATACAAGCAAATTAAGGCATCTTTTGCCTTTTTTTGTTGCATTAATTCTTAAATTAGTATACTATACATACCAAGCGTAAACAATTAAGTTATAAATATATGCGTGAGGACGCTCCAATTATATTTTGCTTATAGCCTACTTGGTGGGCGATATAACTTAGCTGTAAAGAAAACCTAAGCTGAGAGGTATAAAAAATTCTATCACTCATTACGAAATAGAATTTTTTATTACTAATACATTACTAACTAGTAGTATAAATTAATTTTTATACTTTTTTCTTGCTTTATTTTAGGAAATGAATATAATACTTGTATAAATATTTATAGTCGGACAAATAAGTATTTATAATACTTTAGTATTAGGTGCCAAACATTTGTCCGAATGTTTGGCACTTTTTTATTTATATAATTATGGAATGATTTATACAATTACATCGTAAGATAATAGAATGGGAATGGTATGATGAACCAAATACATTTAGATTATTCTTACATATATTATTAAAAACTAATTTCAAAGATAAAACTTGGAGATGAATAGATATTAAAAGATGAGAATATTTAACATCACTAAATAAGTTATCAGAAGAAACTGGATTATCAGTACAACAAGTAAGAACATCATTAGACAAATTAACATCAACACAAGAGATAACAAAGAAATCACAAGCTAGTTATACGATAGTAAAGGTAAATAACTATGATGACTATCAATGAAATAACACAGAAGATAACAAACAAGTAACAAGCCATCAACAAACAAGTAACAAACAAGTAACAACAACTAATAATGTTAATAAAGAAAATAATGTTAATAAAGAAAATAATATAGTGGTCGCTCCTAAAGTCGCTACTCAAAATCTTGAATTATTAATAAAAGAAAAAATAGATTTAAAATATTTTACAGATAATTATAATTCAACACAAGAACATATTATAAAAGAATTAAAAGAATTTTATTTATACTGGAGTGAGAAAAAACCTAATTGAAAAAAAGAACTATGGCAAATGCAAAAAACATTTGATGTAAGCCGAAGATTTCATAAATGGTTATGAAATAGTAGTAAATGGAATAAAGAAGAAGTAAAACCAATACAAACTATGACACAAGAAGAGAGAAATAAAAGAGCTAAAGATTTATGAATACTTTAATTATTAAAAATAAAAAATATGCTATCAAACAAAGTAATTACTCACAAAGTCATTGTAAAAAATGCAGACTGAAAATGAATTACTAAATATCCATTAACTAAAGATATGTATGTTACTTATAGACTTGCTAAACAAGATAGAAAAATATGAGATACACTATGGTTAACAGATATAGACTGAAATAGAATAAGAGAATTAGATCCTATTAAGTTTGAAGAATTTGAAGAGGTTAAAATAACAAATAACGACAATAGATGTTGGGTATGTTCATATGGTGGAAGACATCCTATAAGCCAAGCTTGAGAATGTGATTGCCAAGAAATATTTGGTATATTACCGCATAAATTTAAAGAATGGTTAATTGAGAAATGATATAAAATTGAAGACAATAAATGAAAAAAGAGAGATATTTTTTATGATTCAGATATAACTGATTTTCATAGAAAAGAGTTTTTAAATAAAAGTCAATAACCATTATTTGACAAAACAACCCTAAATATGATAAACTTATATTAATTTATAATTTAACTAATAGAAGATATGAACACAGATTTACATTTTAGCTCAAAAACAGATAATTGGGCAACTCCACAGGATTTTTATGATAAATTAAATGAAAGATTTAATTTTAATCTTGATCCTGCTTGTAATAATAGTAACTGTAAAACTGAAATATGAATTTATTATGATGATACAGGTAGAGATTGATTAATAGAGAATTGGAGTATATTAGAGGATAATTATCATACAAGGATGATAGATTTTGACCATTTCCCATGAAAGAGAAGTAAAGTATTCTGTAACCCACCATACTGAAGAGTATTAAAAGATTGGGTAAAAAAAGCTAGTGAAGAAATAAAAAAAGATTATTGTGATTTAATAGTTATGCTTATACCAGCTAGAACAGACACTAGATATTTTCATGAATATATTTATAATAAACCAAATGTAGAAATAGAATTTATAAAAGGTAGATTAAAATTTTGAGATAGTAAAAATTCAGCTCCTTTCCCGAGTATGTTAGTAATATTTAACTAATAGAAGATGAAAACATTTATAGATATACCAAACTACGAATGAAGATACCAAATAAACAAACTATCAGAGGTTAAAAGTTTAGAAAGAAAGGTAAAAACTTGAAGAAACTGATATAGAATAGTTAAAGAAAAAATATTAAAACCATATATTAATAAAAACTGATATGTATATATTTGACTATATAAGCATTGAAAATTAAAACTACTTAGGTTGAATCGTTTAATGTGATTAAGTTTCTTAGAACTTAAAAAAAGTAGTAAAAAAGTAGTATTACATAAAGATAATAACAAGCTAAATAATAAATTAGATAATTTAAAGCTAGATACATCACTTGAAAATACTAAACAATGTATAAAGGATGGTAGATTTATTACTCATAAGAAAAAAAGAGCTTGTAGTTATTACAGATGGCAAACATTAAAAATAAGATTCTTACGACTTATTTGAAAAACTAACTGAGAGATAGCTAAAAAATATTGAATTTCAAAAAGTTATGTTTCATTAATCTATAATAAAAAAAGAAGAGTATATATTAAATAATAAACTATGGAAAATAAATATATGAAATTAATTGAACAAATAACTTGTTGTAATTGATATGAAGATGATAAAACAAAAGCTAAAATGTTTGATAAGATTTACCAAATATCACATATAGCTAATAACAGGTGTTTGAACGAACATAAAAATCGGCGTTCTGATGTTGATAAACTTATTATAGAATTTAACAACTAAATTATGAATAGAAAAGAATATAATAGAGCTAATACATATTTAGAATTAGTAAAACAATGATATATAAAAAAATGAAGTATAGATGAATCAAGATTGCTAACAAAATTAGATAAAAATTATATTTTACGTTGTAATAATAAAAAATATATAGAAAATGAGAGATTGAAGTAGGTTAAAATGAAGATGGTCTTATAAATATAAGAGATGTATAGAGTGTAATTCTACTAAGAGAGAGCATATATGAAAATGACTTTGTAGAAAATGTTTAGATAATAAACCACATATAAAGAAAAGAAAAAAAGAATCAGTTAATAGATGAAAGTGGCAAAGAGATTATTTTAAAAGAAATAAAGAAGTATTAAATTTACTATCAAAGATGTACAGAAAAAGAAGATTGTGAAAAGATTGTTTAAAGATTGTAATAAACTGAAAAGATAGATTAATGCCATTTACTACTTTAGAAAAGCCAGTTGCTACTTGTAAAAATATGTGAAAATACGAAGAATGGAAAGTTAAAATAAGACAATTTAACTTATTAAAAACTTATTATGAAAACGCTAAATAAATATGAGATTAATCAAAGTATAATATTTCACAAAGAAAACTATTATTGAGAAATATCTGAATTACAATTAAAGTTACTTTATAAATTAAAAAAAGAACTATGAAACTAGATAAACTAACTAGACTAAAAATGATAGATGACTTATATAACAAATGAAAAATAAGTAAATGAGAATATCAGGCACAAGTTTATTTTATAACTGGACAAGATGATTAAAGCAAAATTCAGTAAGAAGACAAAAGAAGAAATTTTTAACCGTGATTGATGTTGTGTTATATGTTGAACAAGTAGCTGAATACTTGATTTCCACCATTGCTACTATTGAAGCGAAAGTAATTATTGAAAAGATAGGAATAATGTTAATCAATGAGTATTGCTTTGCAGAGAAAATTGCCACCAAGAAGCTCATGCTTTTAAAAGAGGATATTGAGTAAGACAAGATTGTATTTTATATTTGCAAAAGCATTATAATTAGATATACTAAATAAGTATTTAAAATTAATAATAAAAATATGTTAAAAAATGAATTAGTACAAGTTAAGAAATGAGAAATTTTTACAACAAGTGAATTAATCGCAAAGAAATTAGAAGTAAAGCATATACATTTATTAAAAACTATTTATAAATTAATTAAAAATTTAGAGGGAAGAAAGTTACCACTAAAATATTCTAAAAAATTTATAGAAACAACTTTTAAACATTGAAAGACAAAAATAGAATTTAGATGATTTTTAATAAATGAATCTGCTTTCTCAATTTTAATAATGCAACTATGAAATTATAAAAAAGCTCTAGAGATACAAGAACAATTTGTTGAACAGTTTTTTTTAATGAAGAAGGTATTACAAAATCAAAGCAATAACAGTTGGATAGAATCTAGAAAACAATGAAAAATACTTAGGAAAGAAGAAACTGATGTTATAAAGCAATTAACAGAATATGCAGAAAAAGAAAGATGAAAGCCAATAACATATCCTTTATACTCTACATATACACAAATGACTAATAAGCATTTGCAGTTTATAGTTGATTGTAAAGAGTGAAAACCAATAAGGGATTTATCATGAGTTAGAGATTTATGATTTATAATGATTGTAGATGATAGATGTAAAAATGTTATTATAGATTGAATAAAAAGAAAATTACCATATAAAGAAATTTACCGTTATGCTAAAGAAGAAGTTAGTAAATTAGTAGAAAGCTTAGATTTTAAACCTAAATTATGAAAGAAAAAACAATTGAAAAACAAATAGTTAGTTATTTAAAATCACTTTGAGCTTATGTTGAACAATTAAACAGCTGAAAGGTATTAATAAAAAAAGGGATATATAATCACATGATGACACTACAAAGTACATGAGCCACTGATATTATATGCTTATACAAATGAAACTTTTATTGAATAGAAGTTAAAAAAAATAAAGAAGAATATGATAAATGGATTAAATCCGAAATAAGACTAGAAAAAGAATGAAGGCTACCTAACTACCTAAAAAGAGAAAAAACACAAATAGAGCATAAAAAACATATCATAGAACAAGAATGAACTCATATACTTTGCTATGATATAAATGAAATAAAAGAATACTTTAATAATAAATAAATAATGACAGTAAGCAACTTTAGCTATATAACATCTAACCAACAATTAACAAATATAAAACAGTTAAGATCTTTTTTTATGAACTGTAAAGATGAAGAATTAAAAAAATATCTAATAAAAAACCAAAATAAAATATTGGGTAACAAATCTGCAATAATGCTATAATAAAATATTTTAAGCAAAGAAAGTATATAATAAATTTGACAAAAGATAATAAAAGAATATACTGTTGTTACAAATTAGAAATTAACTTATGAAGTTACAACATAATTTGTAAAACATAAAATATATACAACTTGTACAAACAAACTATATATTAAACATTAATTCTTAATATTATACTATGATACTAAATAAAAGTGAATTACTTGAAATAATAGATTGAGATATAATTGAAACAAAAAAATTATATACCCATAGGGGGAAACATAGCCTTAGTACAGATATAGCAGAAGATAGATTAGAAAAGTTAATGTTTATGAGAGATTATGTAGAAGAAATTGAAGATGTAACTGATTTAGAAGATGATAAAAATCAAAGTTTAGATAGTTTAAATTTTAAAGATTAATTATGGCAGGATTTTTACCAAAATGATATGTAGGTGTTCATACTAGAGTACAAAAATTTCATGATAAATATAAGAATGGGCAAATAACTACTGATTTTACAACTGTATGAGATATTATATCTTTTAAAGCAACTGTAATATTAGATGTTGATGCAAAGAATCCAAGGTGTTTTACTTGAAGTTCTTTATGAGATATAACTAAGGAGAAAGCATTCGAGAAATTAGAGACTGTAGCAGTTGGTAGAGCATTAGCATTTGCTTGATTTGATATTAAAGATTGAATAGCAAGTTGAGATGAAATGGATAGATTTAATAAAAACAAATGAAGAGATTTATGAGAAATAATAGATGATATTAAAAAAGAAAAAGACTTAGATAAATTAATGGAATTTAAAGATGAAGCTAAAAAAATAGCTAGAAGTGATAAGCAAAAAATGTGGCTAGAAAGAGAGTATAAAAAAGTATATTCTAGTATAGATATAAAATGAAAAACACATAAAGAAGAAACTAACGACTTACCTTTTTAGATTATGATAGGAGTAAAAAAAGATATAGAGAAAGCACTTGTTTTTGCAACAGATGAGGAACAATACTATTTTGAGAAACTTCCTTTAACTTCTGAGCAAAAAACTAGAGCCCAAGAAAGAACTTATTATAGATGTTTTAAAATAATCTGAGATAAGTTAGGTTATGATAAATGATTTACAAAAGAATGTTTAATGAAATGAGTATTTTGAGTAAAAACTATTAAAATGTGATGAATGCAATTTGAGGTAGCTTTAAAATGAAGCACTAAAGAACTAACCAAAGAAGAGGCAATATTGCTAATAGATAGAATTGTAGATTTTTGAAGAAAACTAAAATTGTGAGAAATTGTTTCTAGTTTAGAAAGACAAAGTTTATTTAATAATAATTAAAAAATGACACAAGATAATAAATATGAAGAGTTTACTAATTTATGTAAACCACTAATAAAATATCTTAATGACAATTATCATCCACATGCAAAAATAATTATTGATACTACTGGTTGAGAATTAGTAGAATGATTAATGAGTTGTAGAACAAATGAATTTATAAAGGATTAATTTAATTTTATAATAACTAACTAAAATGACTACTACAATACTAATACTACTTTGAATAATAAGTATATTAATTTGAATAATAATATATATAGATTCACTTTTAGATAAAAAAAACAGAACTATATATTGGTTAGAAATTGATAAGTATGATTTAAAAGATGAAATTAAAGAAATAAAATCACAAAGAAATACTTATAAATTCCAACAAAAACAAACACAAAAAAAGAAAGCACTAGCTTATTGATTACTAACTGATACTGGTAAAGATATTTACAAACAAAATATAGAAACATTACTAAAAAATTAAATATGAATGATATAGAAAAACTTAAAAAATTAATTGAAAAAAGACTACAATGTAGTATAATGATAGAGAAGAGAATCAATCAAAGTATATTAGCAAAAGAGCTATGAATTGATTGAACAACTTTATCAAGAATAATAAGTTGAGAAAGAATGCCTAAATTAGAAAACATTAAATATTATATAAAAATATTAAATGAAAAAATTAACAATAATTAAAGAAAATTGATACTACAATGCTACTTATTGAGAAGCAGGAGATTGAGTTACTATAGAATTAACTGATTTACAACATCAAAATCTTATTGAAATTGAATCAGATAAAGTGCAATATTATATTTCTTATCTATTAGAAAATGCTATACCATCCAACTGAATCTGATATAATAAAAACAACACAAAATAAAGTAGATGATGAAAAATATAATGAAGTTAGTAGGAAAAACATACAAAGATTAAGAGAGAAAAAACAAGAACCAGTAAATAAACTTAAAATAGATATAGCAAGAGAAGTGGATATTATGCTTTGAATAATAAATGAATAATTTAATTTTTAATAATAAATTATGAGAACTCCTAGTAAATATCAAGTATGAATAAGATGATTACATACAATAAATAGGCAATTATGAGAAATGGAACAATTTGAATGAATTGATTTAGATAATTGAGAATTAAGTGATAGACAAGCAGAAAGATTTATTATTCTTTGAGAAATTATAAGAAAAAAGTTAGATGATATTTTAAGTCTTAAAAATTAGTATGCACGAAATAGTAAGTAAAAAGTTTGAGAAAATAGATTGAAACATTCATCATTATGAAATTACATTATATTGAGAAAAAATAAACGAAAGAATATTTAATATATTAGAATTTCAAGAAGAATGGTGAGAAAGTATGGCAAATATAATAAATAGAATACTAGATAGAGAACCAATATTAATTGATAATATATTATTATAATGGATGTAATATTACACTCAAAAGAAAATATTTGAAAAGATTTATGACTATCTGATAAAGAAACTGATATAGTCATAGTTGATGGGATATGTAATGAAAAATGTTGATTAATTGATTGCCACGGTGTTTGTTTTTGTTGTGGGATAGCATTAAATCATTTATATGAAATGACAAAAGAGGATATTAATAATATATTAAACAAATAATTATGTATAGATGTGAAGATTTAAAAATAACAGAAGACTGAATTGAAGCACCTTATTGAATATTGTATGTATGAATTAATGCACTTATTGATGATGCCAATTGTAAAACACATTGCATATTAGATAATATTGAAGATTGTAACATAATAAAAGCTCTTAATAAAATTTTAGAAAATAAAAAGAAGTTAAATGAAAGAGATAAGAATATGAAAGATTTGAACAAAATTTCTGGAGTACAAGCAAGTATGAGAAAAAAAAGAAGTAATAGAGGACCTAAATGAAAAAGGTCTTATAGATAAGTATTGAATTAATAAAGAGGTATTTGATTTACTAAGTACATTATGATAAAAAAATGTAAACATGATTACGAAAATCCTATAAGAAAAGGTAGAGCTAATTATATTTGTAGAAAATGTAAAAAAAACATTGCATTAGATTTAGTTTATATAAATATGGCATTATGAAAAACTGGATTAAATTAATACTATCTACTATATGAATAATTATAGTAACTACAGCAATAGCATTCGCAATAACATTTTATGCCTTTATTAGTAACTTTATAGGATTATAATGAGTAATACACCAAGATCTAAAAATACGGACTCTGAATTAATAGAAAAGATTAATTTAGACTACCCTACACTAGACAAAGAGCTAATACATAAGAGTATTATATCTCTTAGACTTCGTGGCTTACTTAAATAACTAAATAAAATAACTTATAAATAAAACACTATGATATGACTAATCTTAATAATAATAGGGCTTATAGGTTTAGCTATAATATTTCCACCTATAATTTTAATATATATAATTTGGATAGGAATGGTATTATTGAATTAAATTGATTATTTTAAAAAATTTAATATAATATATGTAATTTAATTAAAAAATCATGATTGAAAGAAAAGATAAGCTAAAGAACCAAGCTAAAGTGGCTAAGGTTATTATTAAAGAGCCTTTATCAACACAAAAAGAAATAGAAGAAAAAACTTGATTAGGGCATTGAACAGTTAATAGACATGTTCAAGAACTGGACAAAAACGGACTTTCTAGCGATTTAATGGATAGAATACTAAGAACTGATGAAAAGATTATGGACTTAGTTGATGAGATACATTATAACGATATTGTAGATAAAGTAAGAGCTTGAGAAAAGTTATCTTGGCAAGACCACAAAATACTTTGAGACTTAGCTAACAACTCTACTAAAAGGAAAGCTATCTTTGGAAGTAAAGAATGAAAAACACCATGAGAAGTAATAATAATGATGTAACCAAACCTTTTACGGCAATTTACGGCAAAAATAAATTGCTTTAAAATAGACATTAGAGTAACTATGCTCACGCTGTGGCAAGAAATATTAATTAATCAATAATTATGAAAGAGTGTAATAAGTGCTGAAAAGAATATACATGATTCCAAACAGTATGATATTGTAAAGAATGCTCTGATAAACATTGTGTTAGGATTAGTTGATTTTATACTTTTCCTGAATAAGCAAGAAGACTATGTAATGTGAAACTATGAAAATAAACCTTAAAAATCTTAGACCATGGCAGAGAGAATACATTAAAAACAAAAAAAGGTTTAATGTTCTTGTTGTTCATAGAAGATGAGGTAAAACAGTTTGAGCAGTTCTTGATTGAATGCTAGAAACAATCCAAGAGATAGGAGATTATTGATATATAGCACCTACTTATCGTCAAGCTAAGAAGATAGCATGGAGAATGATACAAAAGTACTGAAATCAAATCACATGATTCAAATATAATTCAAGTGAACTAATAGTTACTTATGCAAACGGTAGTACATTAAGTTTATTTGGTGCTGAGAATCCAGACTCTTTAAGATGACTAGACTTAAAGGGTGTTATTTTTGACGAATATGCACAACAACCAGCATGGATTTATTGAGAGATTATATTCCCTATGATAAATGCAAATAGAGGTTGGGTAACTTGGATATGAACACCTAAAGGTAAGAATGCTTTTCATAAACTATATACAAGAGCTAAGACTGACCCTAGATTTTATACTGTATTACTTACTCATTCAGATACTAAACTATTAGATGCAGAACAAATAAAAGATGCAAGAGCTGAAATGACTGAAGAAGAGTTTGAACAAGAGTATAATTGTAGTTGGGAAGCATTTATGAGATGAGCTGTTTATTGAAAAGAACTACAACAAGCTAATAAGGAGTGAAGAATTAAAAAAGATATCTATGATCCAAAGTTGCCAGTAGATACGTTTTGGGATTTGGGTATATCTGATGCAATGACTATGTTATTCACTCAAACAGTATGACAAGAGATTAGAATTATAGATAGTTATAAAAATACAGGTTATTGATTAGATCATTATGCTTGAATAGTATTAAATAAGGAATATAAATATAATAAACACTTCTTCCCTCATGATATACAACAAAGAGAACTATCAAGTTGAATGAGTAGATTAGAAACAGCTGTTAAATTATTGTGAAATAATTGTGAAGTAGTACCTTTAAGTTCAATAGAGAGTTGAATTAATGCTTGAAGACTTATATTTAAACATATATGGATTGAAGAATGACTAGAAGACTTCCAGAATGATTTAAGCTTGTATCAATATGAATATGATGAGAAGAGATGAGAATTTACTAAGAAGCCTAAACATGATTGGACTTCCCATTATGCAGATACTTATAGATATATGGCAATAACATATGAATACTTGATTAGGACGCCAATAACACAACAAGAACAAAATAAACTTGTATTAAATCCATATAACAATATACTTAAAAGAGAAAAGACATTAGACGAAGAAATATTTGGAGATGATGAGGAAATAATAGATATAGAAATCAACGATAACCCATATAATATTTAATTATAAAATATGTTAGAAAACAAATCAACAGAGTTAATTGAGTCTAAGAATAAAGATGCTATACAAAAAGATGTAGCTACATTTCTTAAAGAGATAGATACTACAGAAGAAGAATTAAGAGTTAAAATCCAACAAGAAAGAAGTGATTGAGATACTTATGTAAATACTGAAAGAGATAATATAGAAGCAGATTTAGTTTTGCTTAGAAATCAAACTAAACAAAAAGGTAAAATATGAGATACTACACTATTTAATGTGCATACAGCATTAGTAGCTAGAAGTTTCCACAACAAGTCTCCTATTAAGTTTAAATGAGATAAGAACTGAATAGAAAGACAAATAAAAATGCTTAATGCAGCATATAAAGAGGATAGACAAACTCCTCATGCTAAAGCAACTAAATACTATGAGTTTTGGGATAAATTTGCTACATGATTATCAATTACAGCTAAAGTAGGTTGGGATTGAGTTTATAAAAGAAATATTAACCAAGTAATTAATCCATTATTAGCGATACCTGACCCTAATGGAGATTTTTTCACATGAGATTATAGATATGTTTGATTCCCTACAATTAAAAGTAGAGGACAATTAGAAGCTGAATGATATAACACAGAAGAATTAGTTACATGAGGAGAAGCACAATGAGCTATCCAAACTAAAAGAGATAGTCAAGCAGACCAATGATTCCCTACAGTTACAGATAAAGATTTATTTGAAGTATTATTGTTCTTTACTCATGTTACACAAGAGATAGATTGAAATATAATTAATAGAAAGATATGGGTATTATTAGCAAATAGTGAATCAAGAATATTAAATGCTTGATATATAAAAGCAGGTAATAAGTTTGAAGAAAAGAATCCTTGAGCAATTAAATTCCCTATTAAATTCAAATATTGGAAACCTCTAAGAGATAATTTCTATTGAGATAGACCAGCAAATTATACTAGAGACGTACAAATTCAAAAAGCAATCATAGCTAATCTAAGATTAGATAAAATGAGAGCTGAGTTATATCCTATGTACTTATATAACAAAGATTATGTAAGCGGTAAAGACTTAGCTTTCTGATTTAATAAATGAATACCAATATCTACAGGAATTAACTGACCCCAGGTTAATCTACAAAACCTGGTTAGTCCTGTAGCTAAAGATTTAAGAATAGATACAAGTATCACAGTAGACCAATTAATGGATAGGCAAGTAGAAAAATCTACAAGTATATGAGATATAGCAGCATGAACTACACCTGATAAAAGAGAAACGCTTTGAACAAATCAATTAATAGTAAGTAATACAGATGTTAATTTAAACTTAAATGAAGAAATAGATTTAATCTGAGAAGAAGCATGAGTACAAATATGGTTTGCATGATATTATCAAAACTTTAGTAATGCAGATAGTAAACTTATATTTGCTTGAATGTGAACAAGCCAAATACCAATAACATTAAAAAAGAAAGACTTTTTATATGAATGAAATCTAGCTATAAGTATTGAGAGTAATGCTCAAAGTGAAACAAGAAAAAAGAAACAAGCACAGGCGTTTTTAGTAGTTGCTCCTTTAATCTTACAAGACGAATCAATCCCTGAGTCTTCTAAAAGACATACATTAAGAAGAATAGCAGAAGCAAACTGAATATCTACAGAAGATATAGAAATAGAAATACCAAAAACACCACAACAAACTTTACAATCAATGGAAAATGAACTTTTACAAGATTGAGAATATATAGACATTAATCCTGAAGACGATGATGATGCTCACCTTATGGAAATGTGAAGCATTATACTTACAAAAGAAATGGAGATGCATCAGATAGCACACCTTCAAGCTACTATACAAAAAAAACAACAAACACAAGAACCAACACAAAATGCATGAATGTTAAATTCAGCACAAAATGTTAGCAACTCAATTGTTGCTTCACAACAAGCAGCAGAGTCAGTAATTTAATTTATAATAAATAATTATGCCAAGAATAGATACAGTAACAGATTTATTAAAAGAAGAATTAACAGATGAAGAACAAGCAGCTCTTGATACAGATACTAGAAGAGAAAACTATAAACAGTCTCAAAAGTATTTATTAACTCCTGCTTTTAAGAAATTGTGTAAAAAGTTTATGATAGAGTGAAAAAGTATGATGAGTATTATAAAACAAGAACTTAAAACAAGAGAAAAGACAGATGCTGTAAAAAGTGAAGCTGATAAGATAGCTCAAGATATAGCTTATTATGAAAAAATAAAATCTGCATTAGGTAATACTAAATGAGAAAAAGTATTAAAACTAGCTCTTGAAGTAAGAATAGAAAATGCTGAGAGTAATGTTTATATAAAAGTAGACCCTTCTAACTTGTTTGACTTACCAGTTTATACAAAACTAGATATGTTAAAGCTAGAAAGAAATAGTCTAATGACACTAGAAGCATATATAACATGAATAAGTGAATTATTCCAAGATGCTAAAGAAAAAGAAACACAAAGTCTTATGGAAGAAGCATGATATGAAGAAATGACAGATGTAAGTTAATATTCAATATGTAGGGATTAAATAAATTAATCCTTATAATTGGACATTAAACTCCAAGCTAATTTTATAGCATAATATATAGATACATGGAAAATCAAGAAATTCTTGATGAGGAAGTTACAGCCTCTACTAGCGATAGTGAAACTGAAACAACTGAATCAGGAGAGGAAGACAACAATAAAACCTCTGCGAAAAAAAATAACTCTAACTTTAAAGCTTTGTATAAAAGTAATAAAGAAAAGGAACAGCAACTTGCTGAAGCTAACGAAAAACTAGCTGAAAGAGAAGCTGAACTTGAAGAATGGAGGAACTTAAACCCTGATACTGTAGAAGATTTAAGTAGTAAGAAAGATATAGCTTCTATGAAAGAAGATATATTTGTCTGAAATAACTCTGATGCAGAACCACACTTGAAAGAAATCCGTAAAACAATGTTAGATCATAACATGGATTTAAAGAAAGCATGGAAATTCGTAAAAATGGATATACCAGTAGAAAGTAAAACAACTAAAGAGTTTAGTGTTTGAAAAACAGTTTTGCCTAAGACTACTGATTTTACTAAAATATCAGAGACAGATTCATTAAACCTATCTGTTACAGATAGAAGTAAATGGAGAAAAGCAAACTGATGGGAATAATCCATAATATTGTTATTAACTTTAACAATAACAATTAAAAAATGGCAAACGATTATCAATATGTAGTGAAAGTTCACTATGCTGAAGCTGTACAAGAGAATATTAATAAAACTCTTATATCTATGGATTTAGCAGGTATGATTGACATACCAAATGGAACGACTAAAAACCTTCCATTAGTTCAAATGAGAAGTACAGGAGATTATATTAAGTATACTGACCAAGTTATAACTGATGTAGATACTAGCAACGACCAAATTGCTATTGATACTACTCCAATGGTTAATTTCGCAATGGATGACCTAGATGAAGATGATAATTATATCAACATTAAACCTGATATAATATCTGACGCTTGATATGCAATCAAGAAAAGAATAGATTGAGACTTCTTCGCTGAAGCATTAAATGCAAAATGGAAATATGATGCTAATGGATTCGGTGTAAATTCTGGAACATTATCTCCTGTTACATTAACTACATGAGCTTCACAAAATATTTCTGCTACATTCGGTAATGCTAAAGCATGACTAACTAATACTGGTGTAAATGGTGATAAATTAGCACTATGTGTTGATTCATTCACTACTGTATCACTAGCAACTCTATGATTAGAAGCAGGTTATAATATAGCTGATGTTTCATATACTAGAGGATTCCAAGGAATGTTTGGTTGAATGTCTACTTATGAAGCTTCAACTTTATATAGTTCAACTTCATTAGCTACTGCTACTTTAATAACTGCTTGAGATTTTATATATATACAAGGTGTTAAATTTTTAGCTGTTGCTGATGGAACTGCTGCAAATCCTTGAGAGTTTTCATTAACTTGAAATGCTGCTGCTGTAACTACTATATTAACAAATGCACTTAATGGTGCAGGAACTCCTTGAGTTTCTACTTATATAGAAGTATCTTCAGATGATAGAGCTAGGTTAGAATGAGTTACTGCAACTGATGCAACAACTTCTATAACAATAATCAATAAATGAGGTGCTATGTTAGCAACTTCAGATATGACTACTGGTGCAAATGATTTTACTGCACAAGTATTAAATACTGTAATAATGGAAAAAGGTGCTATCAAAATGGCACTAAGACCAAGTGTTTCAGTTAAATCTGCTAGAGAACCACTTAAATTAGTTACAAATTATTTCATCTACGCTAGATATGGTTTAAAAACTACAACTAGAGGTGCTGAAAAAATGTGTATAATTCCTCTTGTTTCTAAAGCTGCTGAAGCATAGAACTAAGATGTTACTCCCTAAAGAAATTTCGGGGGTTTCATTTTAATTTTAATTTTAACTATAAATATATTATGTGAAGAAAACCAAAACTATTAAGGTGGACAAGAGAAACAGTTGCTCCAACTCTTGACACGGTTACATTTGTATCTGATAATGCAGATGATGCTACGGCTAAAATCTGAGATACATTAACTCTAGCTTTTACACCTAGTGAAGATATTATTATTAATGCTTCAACAATATCTTGAAAAAATGTTACATTTACAAAAATAGATACTTTAAGTTATACTGTTGATTATGTAATGGTAGAATGAGACGCTTCTTGAGAAGTTGCATTTACTATTGATTTTAGAGATATAATCTGAAATGTTTGAACTCAGGTAGTTGCTACAACATGAGAAGAAATAGTTACTGCTGATTGTACAAGACCAACAGCTACTTTACTATATTCTGTTGATGCTTGAAGCACTTATGCTAGTACAATAAGCACAAAAGATGCTGATACATTAAAGATTAAAGCTACATTCTCTGAAGCTGTTGCTGACGCACCAATTGCTAAAATAGCTATAGATGGAGAAGTATTAGTTGCTACTAATATGACAAAAATTTCTACTACTGTTTACACTTATGATCTAGATGTACCAGCATGAGATATTGACGCTACTTGTACTGTTACATTAGTTACTGATGTTATTTGAAATGTTATTACTACTGATGCAGTTACTAATTCTACATTTACTATAGATAATACAGTTCCTACATTAGAAAGTGCTGCTTATGACACAGATACACAATTAACTATAACAATGGATGAATTTATGGATGCTACTTCTGTTACAAATGCAGATGATGGTTGATTTGTAGTTGCTGAAACTGATGCTTGATGAACAACTTATGCTGTATCGGCTGTTGCTGCTTGAGCTACTGCTGACTTAGTTGTACTTACAATTGCAGATGCTTCTGCTTCTGTTACTCCATGATTAACAGTAACTTATGCTACTGGTTGAAATGGTACTGCTACAGATTCTGCAGGTAATGTACTTGCTACAGATGCTACTTGAGTATTAGTTCCTACTTGGGCTTAAATTATAGATACATTCCTCTAAGAATACTTAGGGGATTAAATATACAATTTAACTAAAAAATAATATGTTAATTACTAATATAGAAGCACAGCTAAGAACTAGAACATGAGTATCTACATCTCAGTATTCACAAGCACAATTCTTGTTGGATATAAATGAGGCTAAAGATGAGTTTTGGAGTGCTGTTTCTACTAAACTAAACAATGAAAGAAATTGGGATAGTTGGAAAGTAGATGATACAACACTTATATCAGAATATGCTATGCCTGAAATTGCTTATGATAGAGCTTGAACTAAAATATTATCTTGAGTAGCTATTGATTATACTTGAGATACATATACAACAACATGACTACCTATATATGTAAAAGCTAGACTTGTAAGTCCTGATAGTTTACAACATGAATGGAATTATTATGTAGAAAATCAAAGTACAGATGATCCAATGTATATGATAGCTGACAATAGTTATTTCATAGCACCTTCATTTAGAACTGCATCATTATCAGATAGAATCAAATTAACATGAATTAAAAAGATAGCAGATTATACAATAGATACTACAGAAGTAGAAATGAGATTACCTGTAGATTATCAAAGACTATTAATATGGTCTGTTATACCTTTTGCTTTAATGGCAAAAAGAGCAACCAATAATGATATTCAAAAAGCACAAAATGATTATGAGGGTAAAAAGGTTACTGCTATACAAAACTTATCACAAAGAAAAGAATGACCTGTAACTATGGAATATCCAGAACAAGATAATATTTATAATGATGATTTAATTCTTAACAGAGCTTAATTATGCCTATAGAAAGAATATTTGATATACAATGATTTGATTGAGGAGAAGCAGATGATATATATAAATGACCTGCTAATTCTTTTTATGCATGAGAGAATATAGAAGTAAGAAAAGATCTAAGTTGAATACAATTATCTTCAGTTATAACAGATACTTGATATACTTTTGATGCTTGAATATCTTATATGATTCATTCAGGAGAATTATGAGGATTAAATATCTGACTAATTACTTGTCTAACTAATGGTAAAATATACCTTGGTTGAACATTAAAATATACATTAAATACTTGAACAAGTGCATGGGATAGAATTACTTGAATAGGTATTAATTTTATTAGTTGAGTTCAGTATTATTATATGATAACTGAATCTAGTTCTGGAACTGTTAAAATACATAAATTTAATAGTTCATTAGTATATCAAAGTACATTAGCTTCAACAATAACTGTACAAACTTGAACATTAAAAAGAGCCTTCACTATAAGTAGTACATGAAATTTATATATTGCTTTAATGAATAAGGTTTATGTAATAGATAGTTGAGAGGTATTAGAAGAACAACTTGAACTTCCATCAGAAGAATACATTTCTTGATTTACTGAGTTTCAAGACACATTTAAAATATATACAAATAAACAAAATATTGGTGTACAATATGTATGGGATTGAGTAAATACAACAATCAGATATAGACAAGAATGGGTTAATCTTAATATTATGTCAGTTACTAATGATTGAGCCTATGATTATGCTTTATTATGATTTAATAGTGAATCAGCATCATTATATAAAATAGCTTGAACACAAAAACAAGAGTTTAGAGTAAATTTAGATGATAACGCTAATGCTAGAATATTATGAGCAGGTTATTATGGTACTTGAGCACAATTCATAACTAATAGACAATGAATTATATATATATCAGGTAAAACTAAGGAAAGTGCTAATTATTGAGTATTTACTTATGGTAATTACTATCCTTGAGCTTCACTAAGTTTAACACAATCTTACACTTGAACAACTAAAGAATTTTTATATACAGCACATTCTACTCTTTTAAGTTATATTGCTGATGATGATAATTCAGCTCCAAAAGTTTATAAAGTATCGCACGAAAACCCACCTGCTTTCTGATATGCTGATTGATATGTAACTACTGAAATGTATCAGTGAATAAGTTGGGAAGATAAAGAATTAGTAAAAATTAAGATATGATTTAGATTAGAAACAGGTTCTAGTTTTAATGTATATTGAAGAACATCTATTTGAGATAGTTGGACATTAATAAAAGAAGTAGATAATGCTACTTATGGAGATGAAAAAAGAATATTAATAGCATGAGATGAAATATTATCATCGGCTTTTGGTACTTTTAATGAAATACAATTTAAAATATCACTAATAGCAGGAACATCTGATGACTATACTCCTATTATAACAAGGTTTACTGCCTATATGAATGTACTTAATAACGATTAAAACTATGGAAAAATCAGATAAACTAGATGAGTGAACTTCTATTATTAAAGAAGATTCAAATACATATTATGACAATACATATTTACCTTGAGAAACTAAAGAACAATTAAGGGTATGAAAAGAAGTAATATGAAGTAGTTGAGGTAATGTATATGCTACAACAATACAACAAAATATAACATCAACTACAAGCATAACTATTACTTGTTGATTTACACCAACATACATAAAATTAGATTGAGTTGAAAATTGAAACCCTTGAAGTTCATCTAATACATTATATACAATGTTTGATTGAAGAGCTATATGAAGTAATTTAGATTGGGCATATAATTGAACTTATATTGTACCAACTACAGCTGATTTAAATTCTACTGCAACAGCTTTAAAGCTTGATGAATATAATACAGCTAATAATATAAGAGCAAGGATTGAAAACATAACAAGCACTTGATTTGATATAAATTTCTATGAAGTAGAATATAGTTGATATGTAACTGTAATAATAACTTGTTTTTAATTAAGAAAACCTTATATTATATAATATAAAATAACTAACAAATTATGGCCACTAAAACTAATAAAGAATCACTAAAGAAAGCTACTAAAAAACTTTGAGCGAAAACAGTACAAGAAGCTATTAGTTGAGCTTGATTACAAGGTGCAGCAATTAGTGCTTTACAAACACCTACAACAGAACCAACTAAACCAGTTCAACCAGATGCACCAATAGATACAAGAACATGAGCACCTGCTGTGCAAACTCAAGCTCCAGCTCCAGTAGCTGATGTAAAAATAGAACCACAAAAGGTAGTAGAACCTATAAAAGTATCTGAACCACCAAAAATAGAAGAAATTAAGCCTGCTTGACTTCCTCAAAGTATAGAAGAATGGAAAACCCAAGGTAGTAATATTGCTGACCTTGAATCTATGATAGAGACTAAATATTGAACAGTTGCTACAAGTAAAGATTGAGTTTTGACTGCTAATATAGAATGAGTAGATTATCAATGGAATATAGACGCTGCTTGAAACCCTATTAAAACAAGAGTATGATGAGAAAGCTCACAAGATATATATACTAGATTAATGGCATGAGAAGCAATAGAAGATACATGAATTACACAAACTCCTGAATATACAAACGCTAAAGCTAGATATGATATAGTTAGTAAATATATGTGAATGACTGAAGACCAGTTATATAGTGCATATGTAGGCTGACAAATATGAAGTACACTTGAAAAAGAACTTATAAACAACCCATACTTGGCAGCTGCTAAAGAAAAATATAATCAAAAAATAATAGCTGATAACATAAATGACCAAAGTTATACAATGTTAGATGCTTATAATAGAGCTGATTGAACTTATCAAGCATGAGAAGAAGTTTCTTTTTTAGAAGAATTATCAAATAAAATAACTGAATCACTTAATAATCAAAGTAAAGATGTATTGTCATTTAAAGATTTTATGGCTACAAATTATCCTGACTTAGTATCAGATACAAGAGAATTAAATCAAAAAAATGAAGATTTACAAAGATTAGTAGATGAAAGAGACGCTAGGCTAGATGAAATTATAAAAGAAAATCCTTGAATAAGTATAAATAGAGCTACTATGTTAGCAGCTAGACAAAATAAGGATACAAATGCTCAAATAAAATCAATGAGTTATGAGATAGGTAATTTACAAGCAAATATAAATTATCAAACAACAATGGCAGATAAAGAATTTTGATATGAACAAGATAATCAAGCTAGAGCAGATGCACTACAGGCAGAACAAAGATGAATGGCATTTAATGCTTTACAAACTGCACAATGACAAGAATTCCAAAGAGAACAAATAGCAGACCAAAGAGCTTATGAACAAGCAAATGCTTGAGTTAAAACACAAATAATAACTGACCCTGCAACATGACAACAGGCGTTAATAAATAGTTCTACTTGAGAAGTAATAACTACTTATGAAACAGGATTAAAACCTGATACTATGACTGCTGCACAAGAAGCTCAATATAACTTAGATGTAGCAAAATTCTGACTAGAAACAGCTAAATTTAACTTAGAAGCTTGAGTATCAGAACCAGTAGTGCCTACTTGAAATATAGGAACAATATCTTATACAAATGAATTTTGAACAACTAAGAATGTTAATGTTGATAATGTTGCATCTCCTAGTTTACTAACAGCATTTAATGCAATGTGAGACACAGCTATTGTTTGAAACTGATATAGAACAAGAGAAGAACAACAAGCATTATATGATGCTTATCAAGCATGAACAGGTTGATTAGCAGCTGCTCCATGAACATCTAAACATGAAACTTGAATGGCTATTGATTTATATGGTTGAACAGATAAAGATGGTAACTTATTAAAACCAACAGCAGAACAAGTTAAAATAATGAAAGAAAACTGATGGGAACAAATAGCTTGAGAAGAAGATTTATGACATTTTGAATATACTTGAGTTAAAGATAAAGCATTATGAACAGGTTTTGATACAGCTACTATACCTCAATACTCTAATTACCTAACTACATGAAAAGTTGGTACTAATAAAGATGAAATGGCACAAATAGCAAAACAATTTGGTAGTGTAGAAGAATTTAAAAGACAAGCAGAAGAATATAATAATAGTAAATGATGACCTAGAGAAAAAGATTTAATTAAGATTAAAAAATTAAAAGATGATGTTTCTTCTTTCTTATCTGAGGATAATGAATGAGCATTAAGTAACAGCGTTTGAGCTATACAACAAGCATGGTCGCCTTGGACTGCATTAGAGAGAGAAAACTTTTTATGAGAAGTACAAACTTTCTTATCTAAAAAGACTTTACAAAACTTAATAGATGTTAAATCTGAATGAGCTACTTTTGGGGCATTATCTAATGAAGAACTTAGAATGCTACAAGCTGCGTGAAGTAAATTATCTTCATTAATAAATTTTGAAGAAGATGGAGCTACAATAAAATGATTTAAAGGTAGTGAAAAAAACTTTAAAAAAATAGTACAACAAACAGTAGATGAATATGATAGACTTATTAAAATAGCAGAAGAAAGAATGTGAAAAGAACATGAAATTACAGAATCAACTTGATGAAGGAAATATGTCTGAGAAACTACAACAGGGGCATGAACTACTATTACAGGTAGATTTAATTAATAACAAAACTAATAATGGTAATTAATCAAAACTACATAAAACCAAATGCTTTAACAGCACTTAATAAGCCTTGAGTTACAGAAACAGAAACTAAGCCTAATTTATTTGATTTTAATAATGTTAAACCTACACCATCTCTTAATTTTTGAGAACCTGTTAGTAGGGAATGAACAACTAATTTTACTCCACCAATACCTCAACCATTAGTAAGAAATCCACAACCAACTCAAAAAGAAACTCCTAGTTTTTTAGATGACCTTATATATGATGTCTTAGAATGACATACAATAGATGAAATTGCAAAAGTTTACCCTGAATTAAATAGAGATACTAAACTTATATGAGAACTACATTTTGATATTAGTAATGGTATAACTAAAGATGAAATAAACCAATTATACCCTGAATTATCCAAAGATACACTTGCTAATAATGCAATAACAAGATGAATAAACGATGTTGGTAATAGATTAATGTTTTGAGTATGACAAGCATGAGCTTGATATTTAAACCTAGTGTCAAAGGCTTGAACTTGATTATGAAATTTAATAACTTGAGAAGATGCCAAGCCTACACAATTTGAAAATCCTTATACTGCGATCGAAAGAGAATGAATATTCTGAGTAGAATGAACATGAGAAACACAAAACTTACAAGAAACAAATGTATGACAAGACTTACTCCAATATTGAGCTTGATTAACAAGTACAGCTCAAACTGTTTATTTCCCTATTATAAATACTGTATTTAGTACAGCATGACAAACAGATACATGAAAAAAGATATTAGAAAATGAATTTGCTTGACCTATTATTTGAGCAACAATCTGAGCTTTAAGTAATAACTGGGTTAATGTAGCTAAATGAGTTTGAATATGAAGTATGCCAGTAATAGTAGATAAAACAGTAGATGCTTTATGATGAGATTTGAATGATGTAGATAAACAAAATCTTAAAACATTTATAACTGATTGATTCTTTACTTATTTATGAGCAAGTGGGAAAAAAGCTAAACTAAATCAAGATATAAAACAATGATTTACTTGAGAAAATAAAGCTCCTATTATTAAACCTGAAACTATTAGTAAAATAACTGATTGAGCTAAAGATATATATAAATGATTTAAAGAAAAAGCTACTCTTGTTAAAGAAAAAATACCTTGATTACCTAAAGTAGACTTAACAAAAACTAGGAATGTTGTTGCTGAAAGGATACTTGATAGTGATTGGAAATTAAATAAAAAATATAGAGATGGTATAGAAAATGCTACATGAGAAAGCTGACCTGAATTTGCATTAAGAAATAATCTTGTATGAAAAAGTGTAGAACAAACAGCTAATAATGCTTGAAAATTTAAAATACAAAAAATTAAAGAAAAAACTAGCGAAGTAAAAAAATTCTGAACTACTGAAACTCCTAGTGTAGCTAAGAATATGGCAAAAACTATGGTAGAAACCATCTTAAAAGATATTAAGAAATCATATAAACTTAAAACAAATGCACAGGCATTGAAAAAATTAAAGGCAGAACACCCTGAATTTTATGAAGTTTATAAACTATCAAAAGAAATTAGTAAGTCAAAAAATATTGATTATACTAAACTAGAACAATTAAAAGAATTATATGATTACTTTAATCCTGAAAAACTTAAATTTGATATAAAAGGTAAGCCTGAAAACACTTTTGCAAATGAGGTAGTTGCTCAAAAAAGAGCTAAATTACAAAAATTAATAGAAACTAGATGAAATGAATTATGAATTGATATTAAGCAGATTAATAAAGAGATTAGAGCTGCTTATCAACTAGAAAAATGATTACACCAAGCTGTATGAAGAAAAGCAAAACTAAACATCTTCTGATTATGAGATATGGAAACTGCTATTATATCAGCAATCCTATGATGAGCACCATGAGTTTTATGAGCATTAGTAGTAAAGAAATGAGTTACAAGTGAATCTTTTAAAGGTAGCATAGCTAAAAAATTATATACTAAAGATAAAGTAAATGAAACTATCAATACTGTTAATAATCTCGTGAAGCCTAATACTACTCATAAGTCTAGGGTGGACAGGATTATGAATATTGGCAATAACACTACTACTAAACCTAAAGTAGTTAAAAAGACTACTATAAAACCAAAAAATAAAAAACAACCTACTAAACTACCACCAAAAGCAAAAAATAAGCTACCTGATTTACCGCCTGAAACACCACCTACTGCTCCTGTAGCAAAACTTAAACCAAAAAAGATAGTTAAGAAGACTAATGCTATTTCTAAGTATAAGTCTAGAAAATCAATTGAAGCAGTTATAGAAAAAACGCCATTATCTAAAGAGGCAACAGCTTTATCTAAATTATGAAAAAATTTAAAATCTAAAACAGCTAAAAATGCTAACACTACTAATGTTCCTCGTTCTATTAGCAATACCTGAAACAAGAAAACTACTTGAAAGTCTAGTAGTAAGTCTACTGTGGATAGTGTCGTGAGCAATGATAAAGCTAGGAAAGTTACTCCAAAAAAAATAGGTGCTACCAAGCCTCCTAAGAAAGTAACTAAACCTAAAGTAATTAAGAAAACAAAAACTCCTACAGCTACTTCAAAAGCAGTTACTGAATCACAAAAAGCAGTTGCAGAGTCTAAAAGGTTATGATTAATAGCAGATAGAGTTACAAAAGGTAAGCCATTATCAAAAGCTGTTAAAGAATCACAAAAAGCTATAACTGAAGCAAGAAAATTAACTAAAAAAGTTAAACAAATAAATAGTAAGGCTTGATTTATAGAGCCTTGAACTATATATGATGATATAGCAAAATTAGGTAAAGTTATTAATCCTAAAGATGCTAAAGTTATAACAAAATGAATATTATCAAAAATCAATGTAGCTAAATGAAAAGTTACACAAGCTACAAAAATAATAAATGATTATATTAAAAAATACTGAGCTAAACTTAAAGATAAACTTTGAGAATTATTTGATGACTTGGCAGATAAGGTATGAGCTAGAATTAAATTACTAGGTTGAGAATGATCATTAAAAGCACCAGTAACTAACCTACAAAGAGCTAAAAATATGACTAAAGCATGAAATAAAGCTGATGATATATGGAAGAAAACAGGTTGGGAAAAATGAACTGATGGGAAATGGAGGTTTGAAATAAGCGATAGTAAGGCCGTTATTAAGCCTAAGTTAGTTGAAGATGTAAAAGTTCTTTGAGATATACTAGACCATCCAGAGCTATATAAACATTATCCTGATTTAAAAAATGTAAAAATTAAATATTGAAAGCTTGATAAGTGAACTGTTTGATTGTTTGAACCTGAATTAAATACTATAACAATTAGTAACGATATATGAGTTAAATTAAAAGACTTAACAAAAACACAATTATCTAAAGTTAAAAATATAAAAGAAGTATCAAGTGTAAATTGGGATAAATTATTAAAATGAGATTTTGCTATGGAAACTAGTAAAAAATGATTATTTTTAAATAAAAGTCAAAAATCTGCACTATTACATGAGATACAACATAAAATACAACAAGTAGAATGATTTGCTAAATGATGAAGTTTTAAAAAATGACCAGATATATATAAAAGATTAGCTTGAGAAGTTGAAGCTAGAAATGTACAAACAAGACTTATTAAACCAACTAAAATAAGGCCATGATTAACTGAGGATGTACCTAGAACCAAACAAATAACTAAATAGATTATGACTAGAACACCACCAACTACAGCATACACAGAAAGAACTCCAGTAACTACTGATAATACAGCTAGACTAGAAATAGGATTTATAATGACCCAAGCATTAGATTATTTAATGACACAAGACGATAATTATATAGTAACACAAGATAGTATAGTAAGCAATTACACAGAAAGAACCCCTGTAACTACTTCTTATTCTTAACAAAAAACCAATGGCTAACGAGAGAATTAAAATAATGGATTTGGAACAAGGTACGGTAGTTGACACTGATTTTGTCCCTTATGTTGATGTATCAGATACTACACAAAGTTCTGATTGAACAACTAAAAGAGCATTAAAGACTGAATTAAAAGGTGACCAATGAGACGCTGCTACAGTAAATGTGTGAGATACAACAACATTATCTCCATGAGAAGATGCTACTGTAGATAATTCAGGTACAGAAAATGATGCAATACTTGATTTTGGGATACCTGAGTGAGAAAAAGGAGATACTTGAGACGCTTGAGCTAAATGAGATACTTGAGACAAGTGAGACACTTGAGATAAGGGTGATACTTGAGATAAATGAGATACTTGAGATAAATGAGATACAGGTGATACTTGAGCACAATGAGACCCTTGAGTAGTACAAGCAGTTGTCTGATGAACTAATATAACAGTTGATGATACAGACGCAGCTAATCCTATAGTAAATGCTGATTTAGACTGAGATATGACTAAAGCAGTTTATGACCCTCAAACAATAGAGGATGATACGTTTGATAGAGCTAACCATACTTGAACACAAGACGGTACTACTGTATCTATACCAGTTATATGAACACCTGATATAGATAATATATGAGACTGTGGTAGAATAACTAACTCAGCGTGATTAGTAGATTGATGAGAAATAACTGATATATGAAGTAATACTATTAGAGTTGCAGGCTTGTCTTGATTTATTAGAAGTTCTGATGCACATTTAGCAAATAAATATTCTTTTGAAATAGGGGCTGATACTGATTTAGTTATACCTACTGATTCTGTTAGATATATATGAGTAGAATATAATGCTTGAACTCCACAAGTAGTAACTAGAGATGTTGACAACTTTAATTTTCATTCAGAATTTAGATTATGAAGTGCTGTAAATGAAGATGACACACTATATATATTAGAAACACATCAAATAGCTAGAGATACTGCATCGCATGTATTTAATAGACTTTTCCAAACTGAACCTTTTGATAGAGCAGATAGAATAGGTTGAATTATATTATGAGAAATAGGAACTAGGAACGTAACATTAAGTGCATGAAGTATGTTTGATTGATTTCATGAGTATGAAATATCAGCAATTGATACATCTTGAACTGATAGTTATGATACATATAGTTCAGCATGAATTGAAGCAAATGCACAAACACAATGGGACAACACTCAATATGATGATTCTTGAACTCTTACAACTATATGAAATGCTAAATGGTGAGTACAATGGTTTTATCAAGATGTATCAGATTGAATAGTTATGGTATATGGTACAGATGAACATAATTCTTTAGATTCTGCATTAACACAATCACCACCAACTGTATTACCATTAAGATTACAAGTAAACGGTGTTCTTATATGAAGAATAGCGTTTGTATTAAATGCTGCTACTTGAACTATTCAGTCAGCATTTGAGCAAACATTTTCTCCAGCATGAGTAACAGAGCATAATACTCTTTCTTGATTACAAGGTTGAACTGCTTGAGAATATTTTCATATAACTTCAGCACAAAATACAGTTGTTTGAAATACAAGTTGAACTAATACTTGAGACCAAGATGCAGTTGATGTACCAATAACAGATTCATGAAGTTTATATAATTCTTCTGAGGTAGAATCAGCTTTAGCTGAAATAAGACAAGCAGATGCAGATACTAAATCTTTAAGTGGTTTTGTTGACCAAGATAATCTAACATTAGAATATGATTCTACAGCAAGAACTGTAACATTAACACATTCTACATGAGATATAGAATATTACTGGCAATGAATAAAAAAGACTTTATCAAGTCCGTGGACTTCTGATGCACATGATACAACATTAGATACTAATTATTTCTTATATTCAACTGATTGAACGACTTTTTCTTGGAGTACAACAGCTTGGACTTTTAGTGCAGTACAAATAGCTTTTGCGCATTATTGAACAAATGATAAATTTGCATTAATAGAATATCATTGAGTTATGCCTTATGAAACACATTTAGTATTACATAATACAATTTGAACTTTTAGAAGTAGCGGGGGTTGAGCTACAGCATGAACATATACTTTAGATACAAGTACAGATGCTGCAATAACACCTTGATTTGATTCTGCTGTAATTTATGATGAAGATATAAAAGAAACTTTAGCAGCTTGGATAGAATGAACATATACAACAGCTTTTGTAGATAGTTGAAGTGTATTAAATTTTGATACAACAGCAAGTTTCCCTTTTAGATATACTGGGGCTTGATTTATAAATTATAATCCATCAGCATGAGTAGAAACAGAATGAAGCACAGGTAAGTTTTATAATGTTTATCAAATATTAGTACCAACAACGGATGATACAGATAGTCAAAAATATAGAACAATATTAATACAACCACAAGCTGAACATAGTACATTATTATGAGCAGAAGCAGAGGATTTCAGAAGTATAGATTTAGCAAACTTTACTGCAGCATCTCCTGAAAGTGTAGCATACACAAGACTTACTTATTCTTCTAGTTCTTCTTATTGAACTACAGGTAAAGTACAATTAACAGCTATCACATATTTATTATGAACAAGAGCATCACAAGTTTCAGTAAGTGGGGTTGTACCAACAGACCATAACGGGTTATCAAACTTACAATTAGCACAAAGTACAATTACTTATTGACATATAGATGACCAAGCACAAACAATAGCTTGAGCTAAAACATTTTCTTGAGATATATCAGCGAATAATCTATCTTGAACTAATACTTGAGATGAAGACTTATCAGCACTAGCTTTAAAATCAAATGTACTAGAATTAGATAACACTGATGCATTCACACCTGACGCTGACTATGAACCAGCTACTAAAAAATATGTAGATGATAATGCAGGAATAACAGCAGATAGTACAGACACCCTTACAAACAAAACATTTGATGCTAACTGAACTTGAAACTCACTTAGTAATGTAGATGTAGCTGATTTAGCAGATTGAACAGACTGAGAACTTATAACGTGGGCATCCGATTGAACAGCTGATACAGTCGCAGTATGAACAGCAGACCAAGTATTAACAAGTAATTGAGTATGAGAAGCTCCTACTTTTCAAGATGCTGGTTGAGGTTGAGCTGTTTGATTTACTAGTAGAGTAAGGGCTTATTTAGGTTCAAACCAAACTATATGAACTTGAGCTGATACTAAACTTGAATTTAGTACAGAAAGTTTTGATTGAGATAATGAATTTGATAGTTCTACTAATTATGATTTTACTGCTGGTAATGATTGATATTATCAAATTAATGTAAAAGTTTTACCACCTCTTAAAAATACATTTTATTTCCTTAAATTAAAAAAAGGTAGTACATCTATAGCAGAAGCACATTTTGATACATCTAATAACTCATGAAATAAATTTACATTAAATATAAATGAGGTAATATTTTTATCAGCTTCAGATGTTTTAACTGTAACATTATATCAGGGTAGTTGAAGTGATATATCACTTGATTGATGAAGTGTTTGAAATATTTTCTCAATACATAGATTATCTTAATAACCAATTAAACAATGAATATATCACAATCTATATTACAAATATACCCTGCATTAGAATTTTGAATAGATTTTATTGTAATAGATAACTCAGACTGAAAATGACCACAATTAGAATGGTATAATACAGAAATAACACAACCTACTCAAGCAGAACTAGAAACTGCATTTATGGAATTAGAAATAATACAAAATAAAGAAACTAAAATAAAAGAGTTTAAACAAATAGAAGCGGAGGCTAGAGAAAAAAGACTAAGTTATATTACATTAGAAATGTTAGATGACTGAGATGATTATAAATCTAAGAAGCAGACAAAATTAGATGCTGAATGACTAGATATAAAGGCGAGACACGCTGCTAAGAAAAATGAATTAATGTCTGAATTTTGAGATAATATACTTGATGATTTATAATATTTTAATATAATGTTATTGGTTTGGGTTGCTCCTGTAAAAGGTTAGAAATGTTAAGGATTTCTAGCCACCAATTATACCTTAACTATAAAATTATGCCAAAATTAGAAATTGAAAAATGAGAACAGTTTAACAGATTTACAATTATAAAAGAAGTTAAACAAAAATGATATAATAGATATTTTGAATGTAAATGTAACTGTTGAAATATAAAAATTATAAGATTAACTCATTTGAGGAGTTGAGATACAGTTAGTTGTTGATGTTATAGTATAGAAAATCTCCAAAAAAGAAGTATTAAGCATTGATTATCTAAGACTAGGATATATAATATATGGGCTTGAGTACAACAAAGATGTAATTATAAAAACTCAATTAGTTATAAAAATTATGGTTGAAGATGAATAAAGTGTGAGTGGAATGCCTTTGGGGAGTTTTACAGCGATATATGAGATTCTTATAACACACACTTTAAGTCAAATAATGGAGATACAACAATAGATAGAATAGATAATAATTGAAATTATAATAATGAAAACTGTCGTTGGACAACAATGAAAGAACAACAAAGAAATAAAAATAATAACGTAAACTATAGAGGTATGTGTGTTTCCGAACGGTGTGAGATGCTATGATTAAATGTAGGCACTGTGTTTACTAGAATAAATAGATATTGATGGAGTATAAAAAAAGCATTATGATTAGAATGAAATGATAATCCAGTTATAATAGATGCTAAAGCTAAGTTTGCACAAATTAAAGAAATAATAAATAGATAATTATGAGTCAGTTTACTAAAGTATTAAAATTACATAAAAACTGAAGTTTAATAAAAGAATGATGAACTAGGCTTTGGAAAATAGATAACTCATTTATTTGGTATTTATGTTATGAAAAAAAAGAATATTATATAGAAATAGAAAAATGATTTGAGACTTGATTTTTAAAACAATTCATATATAATAAGTGTATTATACCTTAATATAAGATTATGAAAGAAATATTTAAAGACATTCCTTGATATGAATGACTATACCAAGCTAGTAATTTAGGTAGAATTAAAAGTCTTCCTAAAGAATGAAGTTGATGACATAATTGAATTATAAAAAAATTTAGTATAGATAGCAAAAAAAAATATTTAACAGTAT